TTAGGCATTTGAATTTCACCTATATATAGATCTACTTCTGTTAATACTTTCTTTTGCATACCTATTTAGTATGTAATTAAATCTAATTAAAATGTCAAGTATGTTATATAACTGTTTTATCCCAAGCACCTGTAGATTCATTCCACTCATATCTATGAGTGTTTTGCTCTTCTTCGGATAATTCTGGAGCATCGCCTATTGGTGATTGCCATCTTGCTTCTGATACATTTAAAGTCCAACTAGCATAAGGTTTAGTATTAATGAAAATATCGTTATCTTCATCATAAGTCATACCTACACCTGCGTAGTTACCTCTTAAAGGTGTTCCGCCTAATTTGTGTTGTCCACCAGATGTATTGTAAGATGTTTGTTTCCATAGGGGCCAGTTATGAATTCTTTCCAAAAACTGTCTTCCTACTTCTTCATCTTCAACACCGCTAGCGTTTTTACAATCAGCATCAGCTACAACTTCTACTCCTATAACTTTACTGTTTATTCCTAGTTTTGCGTAATGTGCCATAATGTTCTCCTTATATATTATTTTTAATTATCATTCAACTACTGATATCTATATCTTATTAAAACTATACCTGAACCACCTGCTACTCCATTGTTATTATTTAATGATCCTGCACCACCACCTGTGTTTACAGTTCCTGCTGTTCTTGGACTAGGTGAACCACAACCTGCTCCATTCCCACCACCACCTACACCGCCTGGGACATCAACGTTAGTGCAAGCTGCACCTGCTCCACCACCAGCAAAAAATCTGGTATTTGAAACTGGTCCAGGTGTTCCATAAGAAGGAGCTGTTGGTCCAAACCAACCATCAGGTACAAAAGTACCATCTCCTCCATTACCACCAGTATTAGGATATGATCCAGCAGTTCCTGCATCAACTGCACCGCCGCCACCTCCAAAACCTCTTTGACTTAAACCTGGACCTGGTCCACTAGAATTACCACCAGCTGTTCCTTGTGCTGGAGTTACGGGAGGTGTATTACCAGCACCACCTGTACCATTACCAGCTCCAGCGCCGCCACCTGAACCTCCATCTCTAGCTCCGCCTGAAGTATTATAGTTTCCACCACCGCCACCACCGGCTGATGTAATAGTTGAAAATACTGAATTTGCACCTGTCGTAGCAGGTTGAGTTGCTCCATCTGAATCACCACCAGTTCCACCACCACCTATTGTTACTGGATAACCTTGAACTGATACAGGTAAAGTTGCAGGACCATTTGCAGGACTTGCAGGTGAACAAGCATTATAACTTCTCCAACCACCGGCACCACCACCGCCTCCTGATCTACCTGATCCACCACCACCAGCGACTACCATATATTGAACTACATCGTTAGATGGTGAACATGCTAAAGCTGAAACTGTAAAAGTTCCGCTTGATGTAAATACGTGTGTTTTAAAATTACCACAAGTTAATGTTGCGTTTCCTCCTGAAGCAGATAAATATCCTTCTTGTAATCCTTCACCTGTTTGTGAACCTGTAAATACTACTCTCCATCCTTCAGTAGCATCTACATAAATAAATTGAACTGTTACATTACTTTTACCAATAACAAAATCATTAGCTGCACCATTTATGTTTGATCCATTTCTTGCTATTGTTAAAGCATTACTACCAAAAGTTCCTGTATAGTCTGATACAGCCACAACTGCACCAGCACTTGGTGAACTTGGTAAAGTTACATTAAATGATCCTGAAGTTGTATCTGCAAAATATCCAACTCCAGAAACTGCTGGACCTGGATCGGCTGTAATTTTTGTTGTGTTCCAGGATACTTCACCTGTAGATCCAAAACCTGCAGCTGTAGCACCTGACGCTAAAGATACAGTTGCTCCACATCTTCCAAGCGTAACCGTAGTCGCATCAACTGTAACAGTTTTACCAGCACCACCACCAACTGTAGCTGTGCATCCTGATCTTTGTTCTAATTTGTTTACTTTAATTGTACTCATAATTTACCTATTGAAATTTATATCTTAATATTACTACTCCTGATCCTCCTGCATTTCCATTTGAGGGTGTACCATTAGCCCCACCACCTCCTCCGCCACCAGTATTAGCTGTTCCAGCATTACCATTATTTATACTTGTTCCGAATGAACCTGTTCCACCGCCACCTGTTGCTGTGCCTGATGAACCATTATTACCAGCGCCACCAGCACCTCCTCCAGCTCTTTGTGTTGGAGTTCCATTAATGCTTGACGTTGCACCTGCACCACCTCTACCTGATTCACCTTCTGCTGATTCACCTGTTTGTCCTGCTTCTGTAGCACCTCCGCCACCAAAACCCTCTTTATCACCTGAAACACCTGGAGTTGATGTACCACCTCCGCCTGGTTGTCCTTGAGGGGGACTTACAGGGGGTGTATTACCTGTTCCTGCAACTTGATTATTTCCAGGAACATCACTTCCTGCTTTACCACCACCTGAACCTCCATTTGCTCCATCTTTTGGACCAGGTGTGCCTGAACCTGCACCACCTGCACCACCACCTGCTGAAGTTATTGTAGAAAAAGTTGATGTAGCACCACTTGCACTTCTTCCACCTGGAGCGGGAGAAGCAGCACCACCAGCCCCTACTGTTATTGGAAAAGTTGCAGCAGTCACTGTTATTCCAGCTGGAGCCACTAAAGGGGATGCTGTGTAGGGAACTACTGGTGCAGTTGTTCCTTCTCTAAATCCTCCAGCTCCACCAGCTCCACCACCATTTGAACCTGCACCTGAAGAACCTCCACCTCCAGCTCCAATTACCATATATGCAACTGTATTGTCAGCTGCACAGGCAGCAAGGCCAGATACTACGAAATTGCTTGAACTTGTAAAAGTATGAACTTTAAAATTACCATCTTCCGTTATAGTCCCACCGGTCGCAGTTATAAAAGCTGCACCAGTTACATTTGATGTTGAATCATGTATATCTTGCCAACCTTTAGTTCCATCTACGTAAATTAAAGTTACTGATTGTGATTCTGTGTTTAATGTAGCGTCTTCACAGATACCATTAATTTTTGATCCGCCTCTACCTACAGTTACTTTGTTAGTATCCCAAGTATTTGCATAATCTTTAAATGCAACTATATCACCTGCAGAAGGTGAACTAGGCAGCGTTACAGTTATTACGCCACCAGTTGTGTTTATAAAATACCCATTGCCTGAAGCTACTGTTAAAGGTGATGTTTTAGCAGTCGTACACCAATTAACTGTACCGGTTCTTCCAAAACCTGTTTGTGTTGCACCACACGCCAAAGTTATGGCTGTGCCTGGTCCACCTAATGTAAGTGTAGATCCGCTTTCTTTTTCTATTTTATTTACTTTAATTGTACTTGTCATAATTAATTTTGAAATTTATATCTTAAAACTACTATACCAGAGCCTCCTACTCCTCCGCCTGATGGAGCTGCACACGATCCTCCACCTCCACCACCACCTAGATTAGTTGTTCCATTTGTTCCTGCTCCTCCTGGGGATGGTCCACCAGCACCTCCGCCGCCTGGTCCACCAGCTGCACCATTAGGTGAGTTTCCTGGATTGTTAGCTCCTCCACCTCCACCACCTGCGTATACTACTGGACTTGCTGTAATTGATGTCGTTGCTCCTGTACCACCAACTCCGCTTGGAGTTGCTGCTGTAAAATCTGCTCCCGCTGTAGTTGCTCCACCGCCACCAGCTCCTGACCAATTAGAAAAAGGTGGAGTTCCAGGATTTGATGCTCCTCCAGGAAAACCTTGAGCTGGACTTACAGGAGGTGTATTTCCTGCACCACCAGGTGCTCCTTTATTTGATCTAGCACCTCCACCTGATCCACCAGCTCCTCCAACTCCACACGGAGTGCCTGTGCTTCCTCCTCCACCTCTACCACCACCTGCTGATGTTATTGTTGAAAAAATTGAAGAACCTCCTTGTGCAGAAATTACTGGTGCTGGTGTTCCCTTTGCACCACCTGCTCCTACTGTAATTGGAAAAGTTCCTATTGCAGCACATAAACCTGCACCTGCATCTAAAGGACTATCTGTATATGGATCACTTGAACATTTACCTTCTCTAAATCCACCAGCGCCACCGCCTCCACCACCATCGTTAGAACCGCCACCACCACCTGCTACTACTAAATATGAAATTTTATTTGAACCTGATGGAGTTCCTGCAGCAGTTACTTGAAAACATCCTGAAGCTGTAAATGTGTGAATTTTGTAATCTCCTGAAGTTGTTATTGTTCCGCCCGTAGCAACAACGTGAGTAGATCCTTGAATTGTTGAATCTGTGTTAACATTTAACCAACCTTGTGTTGAATCAGCGTAAATTAAAGTTACTGATTCTCCCTCTGTTCCTAAAGTAGCATCAATACATAAACCTGCTATTTTAGAACCACCTCTACCAACAGTCACTGCATTTGAATCAAATGTATTTGCGTAATCTTTTATTGCAACAATATCTCCAACAGTAGGAGATGAAGGTAAATTAATTGTTATTGCTCCTGAAGTTGTGTTTAAAAAAAATCCTTTACCACTAGTTGCTGTTACTGTTCCTGGACTGTTAGTATAAATAGTAGAACACCAATTTACAGAACCTGCTCTACCAAAACCTGATTGAGCTGCACCAGGAGCCAAGGTAACTGTTTTACCTGATGAACCTAAAGTTAATGTAGATCCACATTGTACGTCAACTGTATTTACTTCTATTTTAGACAATGACTAATACCCCTGTTACCGTTATTGTTCCAGGTATAGTAATAGGACCTGCAAGAACTCCGTTCTCAACAGTTTGTGTACCATCAATAGTACCTGCTTGATTGTTTATAAATTCATTTG